CTGCTGTATTAAAATTAAGTGGAGTACCTTCAGTTAATTCTAGATTAGAAAATACGAAAACACCAGTAGTGCTAGTAGCAACAACCGATCCTTTTGTATAAAAAGTAAAACTTTTACCAGCAACTGTAGTTGTAAAAGGAGTGTATGCTGGTAATGTTAATGTAGTTGCTCCAGAAGATGGGGCTGAAACAGTAAAGGTAACTACAGCTTTAGAGCAAGTAGCAGATCTTGGTGAATATCCAAGCATCTTAGAAAGAGAAACTACACTATTACGTTTTCTGGCTGAGTCCAGGAACATCTCATTAATAGCGAGGTTATTATATAAAGCATTATAGTGGGTGTTATATGCTAACACATCTAATAACACAGACATAGCAGAACCCTCAAAATCATAATCTTGAAACTGCTCTTGACCACTCAAGAATGTTTTTAGGTTGGTTTTGATGTCATCAAAATCTAAAGTTGTGACATTAATCTTTTTATTTGAGGTTGCCATTTATCGTGTTCTCTGTAGCGTTAAATCTAGCGTTATTGGAGCAGTCGTATTCAATATTGTAAATTCAATTGTTACACTAATTGTATGTTCATCGTCAGAAACATAACAGGTAATATCAATAATATTAACTCTTGGTTCAAATGTATTGATTACGTCTTGAATGGTACGTTGTATCATCGCACCGAGCATAGGTGTTGCTGGCTCGAACATAAGTTTTTTAAGTGGGGTTCCGATTTCACTATGAAATGGACGTTCGTAATTCCCAGTTAAAATAAGGTTCTTTAGAGAAGCCTTAATCGAATCCTCGTCGTAGCGACGAGATACATCTAGTGTCACAGGATTTAATGTGAAATTTAGATCTAAATCCGAGAATGTTCTTGTAATATTTGCCATATTCTTATTTAGGTTTATTCTATGAAGGAATTATCAGATCCTTGGGCAATTGCATCCCCACAAGCAATATCATCCCCAATCCTTGCTGCAAGATTCCCTTCAATATAAGTTTTACTTGCGCCAGTAGTAACTATCCTTGTAGGTGGAAGGTGAAATACTTTACCACATTTATGGAAAAGAAACGCAGTTGCTGGACTCTTAACTGCAGCCAGTTTACCATTAAAGTATGTTTTAGACACTGGTGTTGAAATCATCCTAGTTGGAGGAAAACACGCATGTCCTGTTGAATATGCACCGAGATATGCTGCTGCTGGCATTATGTCCCCACTTTCGTTTGAGCTATTGCTGCTTTTAATCTATTTTTACCAGCAGTCCAATTATTTGTAACAGTTATTGTATAATCTAAACTAGCTGTCATACTAGTTGCGCTACTAGTAGCAGTAACTGTGTATGTATAGAGTTTAGTCTGTATGAGTGCTGGTTGGTAACTAACAATTTCTTTTGCGTTAATAATATCATTCCAATCTTCTACCGTATTATATGTTTTAGTTTTTTTCAAATATTTAATACTATAAGGATCAAATGCGTTTGAATAATATCCAAATATCTTACCAATAGCACCGCCAGAAACACTAACAGTAGGATTAGTTATATCTGGTGTTATACTAATATTCCAAAACTCTCCTGGGAGTTCAGGATCCTCATATGTTATATTTTGTGTAAAATTAACATACTCTTCGAGTTGGTCAATATCATATATTAAAGTAATAGCTGGACTAAATGCCATATTATGCCTTTGAAACAGATGATGGTGGTGGAACCGAATCTATTAAAGTATAACTTCCACGGGTATATGTTTTATCATTAACCATAGTGAACGATTGTTTCCTTCTTGCCCCATGGCCACCATAGCCCATATGAATCCAACATTGATCTTGATAACGATATTCTAAAATTAGTTGATCATAAGGAAGAATCTTCTCAAGCGCAATGGCCAGTTCATATGTCTTTCTATATCTATCTGGGACCATTAAGGCAATATCTAAAGCAAGACCTTTGCAGTGAGCAGAAGTTGGTGATTCTGTTTTAACAACACCCTTCAAGCGATATCCTGAAGTGATTCTCCAAAGTTTATTTCTGCCACTAATACCGCCTGGTAAAGCATCTAAAGCAGGCTCGAGCATATTCTGACAAGTTTGTGCCAAATTACACACAATCTCTTGAACAGTAAATGTTCTTAGCTTGCCGTCAGCACCCTGTAGTTGTTGATCAACAAGTTTGTGCTTACCATTTAATCCACCATCCATTAACATACCTAATGTAAAGTTCTTGGACATACGGTAGTCATTAGTAAAATTGGTTGTAGTGTAGATAATTTTACAATCAGTAGGGATATCTTTAGTAGAACCTCCAGTAGATTTGGATTCTTCTTTAGTAACTGGAGGCGGTGCATTTTCAACACCATTTTCTCTTGATTGCTTAGCAGATTCGGCTCGACCTTCTGGTGTTGAAAAATCTTCTGGAGTTTCAGCTGCAGCAGCTTCTGATACTCGGCGATCAGCTGGGATTAGCTGCGGGACTGCTGGGTTTAGTGGCTCACCAGCAGCTGGTGGGGTTAAGTCAACATCATTTAAATCTGTTGCGGGATCAGCACCAGTTGCGCCAGATGCACCATTACCGAACTGACCCTCTGCGTAATCCATATGTGTGTCACCACCAGACAGGTAATTAGCATCACCATCAGCTTCAACATTAATATCACTACCTTTAATGTTAAGCTCAGCGTCGGCTTCAACATAAATATCACTAGCTTTAATGTTAAAGTCGCCCTCTGATTCAAAATTAACATTAGCACCTTTAATTCCTAAATCTCCAATCGCTTGAACATCATAGTCTCCTTGCGATTTAGCAGTTATATTACCAGCATCAACTTTAAAATCCCCAGCTACTTTAAGTCTAAAATCACCACCAACTGCCATGTTTACATCATTAGCAACACCAAGTTCTAGATTATTCCCAACTACAACAGTGGCGTTTTGAGCAACTTGAATATTTGCATCGGTGCGGCAGAAAATATTTGCATTACCATCAACAGTTAAATTATAGTCACCACCAATCCAAATAAAACCATTGCGCTCAGTAAGAAGAAATTTGTCACCTACAATATAGTTGGTTTGTGTTCCATTTGAATCTATTTCTTGATATGTTCCTGCTCTATGATATGTGTGAATTCTCTCATATCCAGGCGTATCATCAAACTCTTGGATGTGTCCCGATTCAGATTCATATACTTTATTATATGGATATTGAGCCGCAAAGGATGGAATGTTTTGATCCCATTCACCCTGACCATTTGCTTTTGGAATACCCTTTACTACTGAGGCATCCTTTTGTTCAACAATGGTTCCTGTTATTATACCACGTGCCAAACGATTTGTATCTGGCTCGCCAATGTAATCCTTTAGTGGATACTTATTATTTGGATCTCTAAATCCTGTATTATCCGTACCATTAGAAACAGACTCTTTTGAAGGTCCAGGTGTAGGATCAGTACCATCTTCTGGCGGATCAACTGGTGTCGGATTGGCGTCTTTTTCGATTGCGCCACCAGCAACTGTTCCATAAAAATATTCATAATATTGTAATTTTTTAGCAGCAATATCTGGTGAATTAACTCCAACAGATTTTTTTGCTGCATAAAAATAATCAGGATGTGCAGTAGTCTTTACACCCTTTGACACTCTATCTTTAATATAAAGGGCAGCTACCATTGCTGATACATTAATATCAGAATCAAGAGAGTCAGGATTATTAACAATATCAATATTTAATCCGCTTTCTTTCGCTAGCTTTTGATACCGTGTGTAATTACCTCTACCAGTTAGCTGAATGAAACCACGACCATAATATTTACCACCATCCTCATCAGTTAGATTCCCTAAAAAACCTTTACCACGTCTAGTCGGTCCGTACATTACAGTAAAGAATTCTTTTCTAGTTATACCTTTTTTAGTTGCTTCTGAATATTGATTAGCTTCTGCATCTGATAAGAATGAGAATATTTGTTTAATTCTAGATATACTATAATTGAATGCCTCATTCTGAGGTATCCATTGGCTCTCACCACCAGCAATAGCAAGTAGTGAACATTTTTGTTCCTTAGTAGTCAATCCAACTTTGTCGCAAGCTGAGATTAATGCTTTAATACCGTCTGAAGATTTGCCAGCATTCGAACTAGATTTTGGTGGCGGTGTTGTTGGTATAGAAGTATTAGTTCCAGTTGACGCTGGAGAAGCAGGAGTAGTAGGAGTTGCTTTGTCAGGTGTGGTTTGTACTGGATTTCCATCGCCATCAAGAACAGGATTGCCGTTACCATCAGTTACTACTGTTGATGCTTTGCTTGCGTTTACTGCAGCTAAGTTAGTAGCAGCAGGTTTAAACGATATAATATTCTCACCGTAACCAGTAACTAATTCACTAATTGTAATTTGAGTTGGTGAATCTACTCTTACGATAGTACAGTTATTTGAAAGGCCAAAGCCAAGGACTTTCATATTTGCAGTAAGACCAGATGTTAGATTTGTTTTACCTGTTTCTTTATCAACAAATGTAAGTTTGTTGCCTGTTACTGGACCAACAATAGTTCTAAGGGTAGTATTCTTAGCGACTTTAGCATCTTTACTTTTTTTGTTATCTGGAGAAACATTTGTGTATTCTTCAATTACATCTGCGCTGTCATCTGCATCAATAGCCAGCGGAGCGGATGGGATACCACCAACTGTACCAAGCATAATTGGTTGCTGCATTTCATCATCAGCAAACATAACAATAACAGTAGTTCCTTCAAGAGGACCAACTGGTGTATAACCAATACCATTCATGGCAGCTGAACTAATTGGTTGAACTGGCGTTGCCCATGGCAATTCCTGAGTAGGAAGCTGAGTTTTATCGTGAGTGTGTAACCCCACGATACGCACTTGACAACGACCAAGTTCTAATGGGTCTGAACGACTTTCAACTACGCCTGTATAAAACATTATTTGTTCCCATCAATGTTCATTTGTAAACTATCTTTAATCAATTCCATATGGCACTCGTGGCGCTCTCTGGTTATGTAGTGATTAATTGCTGCAATAATATAAAATCCAGAAAACATCTTATCAATCATTTCTTGATCATCATCGTCTTCGCTTGTTGGTTGAATCTTATTTAAAGTAACTGAAACTTTTTGACCAACAGTATAATCAGATCTTCCTGGAACCGTAATTTCAAGTTTGGTAGCTTCTGCTAATTTTATTAGAGAGATTCTTTCTTGTAAATGTTTATAATTAGTGGCATCACCATATCCACTAAAATTAGCATTCATTCTTGGATAATTTATAAGCAATGAATTTGATCTAAAAATTACATTATCACCAAATGCTGTATTAGGATTTAAATGATTCATATCATCATAATTACCCCTAATACTATAATTCTTAACATTGTAAATTTTTTGGGTTAAATCATACGAAATTAATTTAGAAGAATATACGCCACTCCTAATTTTATCCATATAATCAAAACCAACAGGAACATTAATATTTTCAATTCTTCGGTAATCTTCTGTTATGTTTCTTGCATCGCCACCACCTGGTAGAGAATCCCTAGTGTATCCGTCTTTAGTAAATTCTTGGTATACACCATTTGCATATAAACTATCTAATGACACAAAATAGAACCCATATCTATTTTCAAAGAAAACATAGTTTGCAGCGTTATTTCTGTTAACCGCCAAACGTGTGATGTAATTAATAGATTTAGCAGGAGACCAAAAGTTTGATATAAATTTTACATCGTTATTTGTTGGTTCTGTAAATATTTGTTTCTTTGATTGTAAACCATCAACCTTTTCAGTCAGCAGATTTGTGACAAGGTCTTCAGGTTTACCAGAATATACTTTACTAATCTTTTTATTTAAATCAATAATTGCTTCAACTGATATAAAATGTAAAACATAACCAACAAGTTTGTCGCCAAGTAAAGTTCGGTCAGTCATTTTATAAATGTAAAATGTACCAGATATATCTTTGGCGTCGTCCAAAGTTGGCGTGGTAACATTAATCTCAACCATCTCTTCACCAATAAATGGGAATATATTCACCAAATCGAATGATTCTCTAACAGTTAAAGAACCAGACATAAATGGTGAGAATAAATCCTCGTAGACAGCGATGGCGATGACCTGCGCAGCAATATCCTGTCTTAAGCCACCGCTGGTAAAGATGTCACATTTCTGAATACTGACATCACCAGCAAATCGTAGCATATCATCTGAAGTGCTCATTAGATCTCGTCTTTAAAGTTTTTCAAAATTGTTGATAGTAATGTTGAAGAAATAATTTTAATTCTTCGCTTAGATTCATTTAGTCTCCCTGCATATTTCTCATTTGTGATTGGAACTGCTAAAGGATAATTTGAGGGGACTGTATTGCCATCGGCATTTTCATAATGGTGGATACTGGTTCTAGCAGAGCCATAAGTATCTTGAATATAATTTTCAAGAGCATTTGAAGTCATTGGCCAGTCTGCAAGATAATCATATCTCTCATTTACTAGCATAACAATCCAGTGATATAAAGCATTACCATAAATTTTCTCTGCCACAATTTCTGGAGTCTCACCTTCAATAATATCATATTCATCATAAACAGTTATATTAGCAAGGATATCTCTACGGAAACGAATATTACGAGTAATATCAGTAAGGATCAATGCCTTTGTTTTTGTTTCTTCAGCTGTATATGGTGTTGTTATCGTAACAGTTGGTATAGTAGTGTAACCAAAACCACCACGTGTCATAACAATATCAGTAATAATTCCATTTTCAACAACAGCAAATGCCAATGCTGACAATGAAGATCCTTGAGATGTTTCATCAGGTGCTGAAAATGTAACAGTAGCATTAATATATCCTGAACCTGGAGTATCAAGCCTAACACCAGTAACTTGACCACCACCAATAAAGGCAGTTGCTTTTGCTTGAGTTCCAGATCCTACTATTTTAGTAATATCAAAATCATAAAGCATTTTTGGAAAATTTTTAAAATACATTATAGATAATCCTTAACTTTGTCTTTTGTTAACAGAGCCAATTCACGGAAGGATAAGACGACATCAATTTGTGTTGGCATACCATCCGCAAAAGTATTAAACATACCATTTGGGGTATAATTGATGCTCATATCCGTTAGCACACAGGATGTATGACGATGTAGATTTAAATTTTCTAATCCATCTTTGTAATAAAAAATATCAAACTCAGATGGGTAAATATATACAAAGTTATTGCTATCTTTAAACTCAGGATGCATGTGATATTTAAATTGCGAGATAATTCTTATGATATTCTGAGCTTCGTCAGAATTGCGTGGGAAGAATTTATAATCGAAACTAAAGGTTCTAAAGTTAACACCTTTAAATACTTGTTCTTTCTTAGGATTGGCAGCTAGACCTGATGCTACAGAATTACCTGCTTGATTTGGTCCTTTTGATAACGCGATATTAGTTAGAATTGCTGCTCCAGTACCAGTGACATCACTGTTATTGGATTTACCCAAACTACCAATTGCTTTTGCCAATTCCCAACCTTGTTGAGCAGCAGCCACACCCATTGCTAAACCGCCAGTATCGTCATCGCTCCAACTAACACCATAATTAACAGATAAGTTATTTGGAATATGTAAAGCGATAGCAGCTTTTAATCGTTTCTGAGATCTAGACATTTGAGCACCAACTATACCCCCAGTTATTCCTCCAACAGCTGCGCCTACTGCTGCGCCTTTTGCTGCTCCTGCTGTATTTCCAGTAAGCAAACCTCCACCAATAGCACCTTCTATTGCCCCAGTTATAGAATTACCAACAGCTAGTTGAGCGCCAGTTAAACCAGTACCCACTAAATCTCCCCTATCTCCTGGAGGATAATCCTCAACAGTTTCTGCGTTTTGTTCTTTTATTAATTTAGAATCCGAAGACACATTAATGTAGAAAATAGCATAGTTACCACCATATACAGCACGATTAGAATATAAATCTGATGGGTATGCATATTGTTGAATGTCATATTTACCATCATCGAAAGCTGATGCCTCACCTCTTGGTGTATAAAGATTTCGTTTTTTTCTTAAACTAGGTGGCGCTGCGCCAGTATCTGTATCTTCCATTTAATTTTTCTCTAAATAGTGGGTTATTGGCTATTCTATTGTTTATTTATGTTCCATAAAAGATTGTTCAAACCTTTATATCCAGAAAAATACACTGGAGATCCTACCAATATTATCATGCGTTCTAGTTGGGAGACACGTTTTGCATCTTGGTGTGATAAAAACCCGAGTATTATAAAATGGCAATCAGAAGAAACTGTAGTCCCTTATCGTTGCCCAACTGATAATAAGATACATAGATATTTCGTTGACTTTCAGATCCAAGTCCAACAGAAAGATGGTGTTTTAAAACGATATCTAGTTGAGGTAAAACCAGCCAAACAATGTGAACCACCCATATATCCTGGACGTCAAACAAAGAGATATATTACAGAATCTATGACTTATATTAAAAACCAAGCAAAATGGTCAGCAGCCACAGAATATTGTAAAGATCGTGGCTGGGAATTTAAAATTATAACAGAAAAAGAACTTGGGTTGGTTTGACCTAAATAAACAATATGGCTATCAAGAAACCAATCCAAGATGTTTTCGACCAGAACAAATACGATCTTTTAACTGCGGTAAAGAGATCTAGAGGCTGGTTTGAAAAACAAGTCGCCTCAATGGCGCAGCAAGGGATCACCCCAAATAAGGTATTAAAGGGTGAGCCAAGTCACATGCGCTCAGCAGTTATGCCAGGGAACTTATACATGTATGTATACGATCCAAAGACAAAAGATGAATTACCTTATTATGATCGATTCCCATTAGTCTTTCCTTTTAGAAAAACCCAAGATGGTTTTATCGGGTTGAATATGCATTATCTACCCTACGATTTACGTATTAAGTTACTTGATCAATTATTAGTATTTAAGAATAATTCTCGTTGGGATGAGACAACTAAAATTAAATATAGCTGGGCATTAATTGATGGGGTATCTCGTTATGCTGCAGCGAAACCATGTGTAAAGCAATATTTATCTGGTCATGTAAGAAGCCAATTTAGACAAATCTATTCAGAAGATTGGGCAACTGCTATGTTATTACCTGTTGAAAGATTTGTCGGCGCATCTAAACAACAAGTCTGGGCAGAATCCAGAAAAATTATAAGAAGAGCATAAATGGCAAATTCTCCATTAAACGATTTTATATCTAAAGTAAAGAGCAAAGGTCTTGCTAGAACGAATAGATATACTGTATTATTTACAGGATTTACGTCAGGTAGATCTCGTGATGCAATGTTACTATGCGATCAAGTCCAACTTCCTGGAACAAATTTTAATACAGCAGATATAAGAACATTTGGTGAAACTAGAAAAACACCGTATGAACGTCTATATGAAGATATCAACATGTCTTTTTACGTAGATACTGATATGAGGGTAAAAGAATTGTTTGATGATTGGATGACATGGATCCAAGATCCAACAACACGCAATTTTGAGTATTATGATGACTATACTTGTGACATTATAATTGAAGTACAAGATTTAAAAAATCAATCACGTTACGGTATAAAACTATTTGAAGCATACCCCAAAAGTATCGGAGCAATTCAGCTTGATTACGCAGCAAAAGACGTTATGAAGATGTCTGTTAATTTCGCTTACAAGTACTATTTAATTGGAGAATTTGGTAGTATTGCTAATTCTGATAATAATGAAGAAGGTATGTTCTCACCATTTCAATTTTTAGGCGACTCTTTAAGCGAATATGCTCCATTATTTAATGATATTGTAGGATTGGCGGAAGCTCAAACTGATCCTCTAAATAATTTTACCAATAACTTAAAGAGTTTTGCAGTCGGTGGTGTTACTTCTAAAGTTGTTTCTAAATTACCAAGTTTTTTTAAGGGGTTCTAATGGCAGAAGAAGTTATAGTAGAAAAGAAAGAAGAAGACTGGATGCAAAAGAAATGGCGTCCAGCCATGGGTTGGATGTACATGATTGTTTGTATGTGCGACATGGTTATATTTCCAGTTCTATGGGCACTACTTCAGGCAACAATGAAACAGCCAGTGACTCAGTGGAATCCGTTAACACTTCAGGGCGCTGGGTTGTTCCACTTAGCCATGGGTGCAGTTCTTGGTATCGCAGCATTCGGAAGAACGCAAGAAAAGATTGCAGGGACAGCAAACAATGTGTCTGGGATATTACCCACATCAGCTGGTATACCAGCACCATCATTTATGCCACCAACAGTTAAACCTACACTTACCACATCATTCAATATTAGTGTAGATCCTTATGACCCACCAACTAGAAATACTCGTAACGACTAATTATGTACCAATATAAATGTAAAATTAATAAAGTTCTTGATGGTGATACTGTTGATATCGATTTAGACTTGGGGTTCAATATTGTATTAGCAAACCAGCGTGTTCGTATGGCTGGGGTTGACACACCTGAATCCAGAACTACAAATAAAGAAGAAAAACCAAGAGGTCTTTTATCTAAAAAGAAACTAGCAGAAAAATTACCTATTGGTTCGTGGCAGATTATTGAAACTCAAAGATCAGACAATAACGATGACAAGTTTGGTAGAATCCTTGGCGTGTTCATGCTCGAAGATGGAACAAACGTAAA